TTGTAATCAACATTGGAGTTACTGTTGTAAATTTTTGGTTAGTCGATGACCACTCAAATATACCAAAAGAAGATGATGCAAGGTCGAACCAATAAGTTCCATCTGTTGGTTTTGAAGTTGGTGCTGAAGAACTTCCCAATAAATCGTTTAGATCTATGTTTGCTCTTAATACATATGCTCTGTTGGCAATTCCTAAGAATGAGTATGCCGCTTGTAAACCGTACTCATTTAGTTCGTAACCATTTAGTGAATTTCCTGATGCATCTGTGTAGAATTTTGGATCTCCAAAAGTCTCTGTTAATTCTCTTTGTGAAGTAATTAGATATACGTTACTTGCGTTTGTAGTTTGTGTTCCGCCTGCTGTTCCGCTTCCTGAACCTGCTGTTTTATCCTGTGCTGATGCAACTATGAATAAAGGTGTAGTACCAGCATCTGCGGGTACGTAAAAACTCTCGTCAATGACGCTTACTGCTACTCCTGGACTAGTTAGTATTGCCATAATATTTTGTCTCCTTGCAATTTAACAAATTATTTGTTCTCTTTAAATATGTTAATACTATTTAGCGGTCATTAAGTATTTTACGGCAAAATAAATGCATTTTTGGTACCTATATAGGTGACTTAAATACTAGCATGAATGCTGAAATAAGGCCGTTATGTGTAGAATGTAAAACGAATCCTAGAGCCATGGGATATCGCAAAGGTACCAAAATATACTGGCGTAGGCGTTGTGATACTTGTTTACGTAAAAAGAAAAATCTTAAAATAGGTGGTGTAACACCACTACAACGTTCTGGATATAGCAAAAAACGTAAGTGTGAATTGTGCGGATTTAAAGCACGTGAGCAAATACAACTAGATGTATTGTTCATTGATGGTAATAGAAACAATACTGTAGATACTAATTTAAAAACTGTGTGTGCTAATTGTCAGCGATTAGCCAGTGTTAAGCGGCTTCGATGGTCTGTGGGCGATCTTGAAGTTGATGGATAATGTTGTCTACGTTATCGTTTAGTTCATCTAAAGTACCGTTGTTATTAATAGTATAATCAAATTCAGCACTCATCCAATCCCATTCAGATTTATGTCGTCCGTTTGCAGACATCCATTCTTGTGTAGGTAATTCTCCTCTTTTAACTAGTATAATAACACCTTTATTTTCACGTATAGTTTTAATTTCGTTTATAAATCTAGTATCTGAAATTACTGTATTGTCACCTTTGTATCTTGCAATAACAGAATCGATCCATATTGCATCATGCATATTTTGACGCATAACTTCTGTACCAAAATGTTGCAATACCCAACGAGGAGTTACTTCTTTTCCGAATTTTTTAGTCCAAAAAACATCAGGTTTTTCACGCCATGCTCTGCTCTCTTTAGTGTTACCTTCAAGCATTTCTCTATTCCAGTCAAAAATAGAACTAACTGCATCTTTTAAACTTTTAGCGAATGAATCTCTTTTATAATTGTGATGTGTAACCAGTCTTTCTGCGACTGTGTCTTTTCCTGAACCTATTAAACCACAAATACCTATAAGCATTTGTAGAGTATACTATCTTTTTATTCTTTTTGCAATCTCTTCTTTTGCTTCTTGGACAGCACCTAACACTTGTCTTCTTAGGTGTGGATCGTGTTTGGCTCTTTGAGCATCGTTTTCCAAATGCTTTACCATATGTTCTAATTCATCAGGTTTTAGGTCACTGTAACGTCTGCAACGTTCTTCTCCTGAATCTACATTTACACTTACTTTAGGCATAGTGTTAGTATTTAAAAAAGTTTGATAATGAATTAACCTATAACAAAACTATGTGGTGTTCCACCGTCTGCAAAATCGTTAATTTCTGCATCAAGTTTTTCCATCATTGCCAGGCCTTCTGCTTTCAAGGCATCACCGTTAAGTGTTGTACCACCTTGTGGTCCAGCAATAGTACTAAATTTACCTCTTGCTTCTCCTAGCATTACTTTTGAAACTGCAAGAGTGTAATCTCTAATCCATGGTTTAGAATAGATATCTTTGAATAATGTTATATCTGGTCTATAATTGTCAGTGTGCATTAGTATAGTTTCGTCGTCTGCTCTTGGTCTTTGTGTGATAGTAAGTTTCTTAGTTGCTACGTCCCAATGAAATTGAATAAAAGATCCAAATAATTTTCCTACTAATTCTTGGTATGATGCAAACGCAAAGTATGTAGCAAGTCCACCTGTTGCTCCTGCTCTTAACAAATACGTATTTGTATATGCAAGGTTAAATGGTTCAAACAATGTTCCACCTTCTCCGCCTTCGGTTCTTGAACCTACTGTTCTTCTAAATAACTTTCTTACGTTGATTACTTCATCTGGTAAAATGTAAGTATTTTGGTTTTTCTTTAGTGTTAGAAAAGCATACGATTCTTCAACAGCATTAGACGATCTTTGTCTGTATCTGTTTATTGCTCTTTCTAAAGCAGTCTGATAATGTTTAGGATCTAATTCAACGTCAATCATACCTTCACCTAGGTTGTTTTTAACGTAATCAAATACCTCTTGTTGACCTGTTTGTAATTCTGACATATACATATTTACCACATGGTTCGCTTTCAATAAATATGTGTGATATGCCAAGATTATCTTTATTCAAACCAGAAAAAGGAAACGATTACAGATTTCACGATCGTAACATAAATGAGATGTTTCAGGTCGGTGGAACTGATCTAAATATTCACAAGTATTTAGGCCCGTATGACCAAGGAGAACTGCAAAAAGACGGAAATGCGTCTCCAACTCAACCTAATTATGCTGGTAGCGAAATTAACGAATTAACAATTCAAGATTTATTATTTTTAGAAAACAGAGATAGAAAATATTCGCCTGATGTTTACACAATTAGGGGAATTTATAACGTACAAGATGCTGATTTTAATTTGTCTCAATTTGGAATGTTTCTACAAAATGATACATTATTTTTAACAGTTCATTTAAATGATACAGTTGAAAGATTAGGAAGAAAACCTATGTCTGGAGATGTTATAGAATTCCCTCATATGAAAGACGATTTCTCTTTAGATAAAAATATACCAATTGCATTAAAAAGATTTTATGTTGTAGAAGATGTAAACAGAGCGGCAGAAGGATTTAGTCAAACTTGGTGGCCACATCTATTAAGATTAAAAATGAAAACTTTAGTAGATTCACAAGAATTTAAAGATATATTAGGTGATGCAACAGATACTGGTTCTCTTGCAAGTTATATGAGTTCGTTTAACAAAGAAAAAGAAATAAACGATGCAATAGTAAATCAAGCAGAAACAGATGCACCTAAATCAGGATTTAATTATAAGCAATATTATGTTACTCCTATAGATGAAAAAGGTAATGTGAGATTAGATAATGTTAACAACAAAACAGATAGGGTTTCAAACGATAAACCTATTAATTCAACAATAGATACACCGGCAAGTTCGTCTTATGGATTTTATTATGACGGCGATGGCCTTGCACCAAATGGTTATCCAACAGGTTTTGGTACTTCGTTTCCAACAATTAATAGAAACAAAGGTGATTATTTCTTAAGAACAGACTTTTTACCTAATAGATTATTCCGTTATGACGGTACAAGATGGATTAAAGTAGAAGATTCTATTAGATTAACAACAACAAATAACGATACAAGAAAGAACTTTAAAACACAGTTTACTAATACATCAGGAACAAAAACTATTAATGGTTTAACTGTTGAACAAAGACAGTCATTATCAGATGCATTAAAACCAAAGGCTGACAATTAATGCTACATTTTTACGAAGGACAGGTTAGAAAATTTGTAACTCAATTTATTAGAGTATTGAGTAATTTTTCTATTGAACAAGGTAAAGGCAAAAACGGAGAAGTTAATCTACGTCAAGTTCCAGTAATTTACGGAGATATGACAAGACAAGTAGCAAATATTATTAAAAATAATTCAGAAAACTTTTTACAATCTGCACCAAGAATAGCGGCATACATTTCAGGTTTAGAATATGATAGAGAAAGAATGCAAAATCCTTATCATATTGAGAAACAACATTTAAAAGAAAGACATTACGACGAAACTACAAAACAGTATACAGATAAATTAGGAGCAGGATATACAGTACAAAAAATAATGCCTTCTCCTTTTAGATTAAATGTTACAGCAGATATATTTTCAACAAATACAGATATGAAATTACAAATTTTAGAACAAATTTTATATCTATTCAACCCAGATTTTGAAATACAAAAAACAGACAATTACATTGATTGGACAAGTTTAAGTTATATTGAACTAACAGGCATAACTTTTAGTTCTAGAACAATACCAATCGGTGCTGATACAGAAATAGATGTTGCAACTATGCAATTTTCTATGCCAATATGGTTATCTCCGCCTGTTAAAGTTTCTAAATTGGGTGTAATACAAAAAATTATTATGAGCATTTACGATGATTCAGGCACAGGTGCTATGAATAAAGGATTAATTGATGGATCGTTAATATCGAGAAGTTATGTTACTCCAAAACAATATCATGTATTACTAACAGGAAACCAATTAAGACTGTTAGGAACAACAGGAGATAATGCAAAAACAGGTGGCGATGGTTATCATACAAATGTTGATCATGGCAATAAATTAGATGCATTTACTACATATGGTCCACCATTAAATTGGAACATAATATTAAACCAATATGGACAAATAACAAACGGTGTTTCTCAAATAAAATTACAAACACCAGAAGGAAAAGAAGTTGTAGGAACAATAGCAACATCAACACTAGATGATTCTATTTTAATGTTTAATATTGATAGCGATACTATTCCTGCAAACACACCAGCATTACCAAATGTTACTAAAATAGTAAATCCATTAACTTTTGATCCTGGTACTAGTGTACCAAATGGTACAAGATACTTGCTTGTTGATAATTTAGGTGACTCAACAACTGCTTGGGGAGATGTAGAAGCAAGTACAAATGACATTATTCAATATAATTCAAGTACATCAAAATGGTCAGTAGTTTTTGATGCATCAAATCCAGATTCAACACAACATTATATCACTAATTTAAACACAGGTATACAATACAAATGGAATGGTATTGAATGGTTAAAATCTTACGAAGGTGTTTATATTGCTGGTAAATGGACTATGGTGTTAGATGGCGGAAGTACACCTTATGATCCAAGTACTGACGTTAATAATCCATAGACTTAAAAAAATAATCTTGCTATAATACAAGTATGTCTCCAACTAATATAATATGTTCAGGTGCATTGTTTTACTCAACAAGCACAAAAAGGTTTTTGTTCTTACAAAGAACAGATGACAAAACAAAAGGACTTTGGGGATTGTGTGGAGGAATGGCAAAATTTCATGAATCTGCATTCGAAGGTTTGCAGAGAGAAATTTCAGAAGAAGTCGGTAGTACACCTCCTACTAAAAAAACTATTCCGTTAGAATTGTTTACTTCAAACGATCAAAAATTTACTTTTAACACTTACTTAATTGCAGTTGAAAACGAATTTATTCCTAAATTAAACAAAGAGCATTCAGGTTATTGTTGGACTGCGTTTGAATGTTGGCCTAAAAATTTACACGCCGGATTGAAAAATACTCTTAACAATAAAAGTATAAAAGGTAAGTTACAAACTATATTAGACTTAATTGTGTGATCAGAATTGTTTTAAAACAATTTTTGAACCACCATATGACTCATATATGCAGAATTAACAAACTCAAATAATATTCAAATTTGATATATTTTATATAGATACTAATATAACGATGCAACTTTTACACCCTCGCTCGAGTTGACACCGATCACGTAAGCATCGTTTTTAACTTGTGTTAACGTGGATCAGACCTATAACCAGGTGCCACGTTAACACATATCGTAGAGGAGAAGAATGACTATATGATTGAATGTAATAAATGTTATCACCCTTGTCACTGTGATGAGGAACTTCACGCAGACGAATACGGAATATGTCCTTGCGAACATTGTTATTGCGATGTTGTGATTTAACTTATTTTAACCAGCACTAATTTTTATAGTACCGCTATCGTTCCAAAGTTGACCTTCGTTGTTAGGATCGCTTGTTGGCAAGTCAGTTGCCATAACTTTTCCTGATTCATTAACCATAACTGTACCGGCTTGGTCTGGGAAATATATATCTCTTCTTGCTGTTGCATTAGTACCAAATAATCTAGTTTTTTTATAACCCTGTGCCTGCAACATTAAAGGTTTATCTACGTGAACAATTACTCCATCGTTTTGTACAACTAACATTGATTTGTGTTGTCCACCTACTCTTGTAGTAAAAACTAAAGCAGAATCATCTGTTCCTTTTTTTTCATCTCTAATTTTAGCATCAATACTTGCATAACGTATAGTTTCGCCATCATCGTTTCTGCCTTTCCATTGTATTTTTCCTAATATATCGCCTTTTGCTGGACTGTCGGAAATTCTTTCCATAGTCATATGAGGACCACCCGCAGAAGAATCTGCTCTAGTGATCATTAATATATTATTTTCACTAGTGGATGTATTTCTTACAACAAGTTTTTCTAATACTTGTTTTTTGTGAAAGTCACCGTCTTTATCCGTTACTGGTTTATTATCAGTATCGTCGTCTTCTACTTTCATTAAACTATATCGTTTTGGCATTATTCCTCCTTAATGTATTTTTTACCTGTTAGTTTTTCAATATCTTTAATCATTTCTTCCATATTAACTCTAACAGTTTTACCTGTTTTAGT